ACGCCGACGATGGACGCGGACGGGTAGAACTCCAGCACGGAGCCGCGCTCGAGAAACGCGTAGTCGTAGCCGCCCGACATGGCCTCGGGATTGAGCGGATTCGCCACGCCGAGTGGCGCGTAGCCCGAGACACCCGTGCCGGTCTGCCAGCGCAGCCGGTAGACCCGGTCGTAGTCCGTGAGCGTGAGCGGCGCCGCGGCCACGTCCTGGGTGGCGGCGATGGCCGTCCAGGTCACCGTGGATCGATAGAGCGACGGCACGGCCCGGCCGAGCTTGCGCCGCAGCGCCAGGTAGCGCGGCGACAGCAGCGCCACCAGCTGCGGGTCGGTGACCTGGGCGTCGCTGTCGTGGTCGGTGAGCGGCCGCGCCAGCGCGATGATGTCCGCGGCGGTGGCCACCTACTCGGCCTCGTCGTCGCTCGCCCCTGCCCCCTCGCAGGCCTCGTAATGGGCCTCGAGCGCCGTATCGAGCGCATCGACGTCACCCATCTTGACCGCGCGGATGATGGCCCGGGCCGCCTCCTTGCGCGCCTCCTTGCCCATCGACGGGTCTTCGTCGGTCTCGTCCTTCTCCTCGTCGCCGTTGTCGGCGTTGTCGTTGCTGGCCTTCTTGCCGAACTTGCCCGACGGCCCGCCGATCATCAGCACCGATCCCATGCGATTCCTTTCGAAAAGACGAAGGCGGGCCAGCCCCCGAAGGAGCGGACCCGCCCACCATCAATTACAGGCCGACGTTGCTGACCCGGCAGAAGCGACCGGGGGCCGCCACGACCAGGTTGCCGAAGAAGTACATCCGGGCTTCGTACGCGGGCGCAGTGGCCGAGCGCAGGAACATGTTCCCGTCGTGATCGTCGATCTGGACCAGATCGTTCGAGTAGATGAGGTAGGCGTTGTCGCCGTTCTGGAAGTCCCCCATCCAGGCCGAGCCCTTGGGCATGAACGGCTCGGGCAGGATCTTGATGGTCCCGCCCTGCGCCCCGGTGAGCTCAATGCCGTCGAAGCTGATCTTGAACTGCCGGGCATCGACCGCGACGTGCTTGACGTTGTCGAGCGTGTCACAGAGCGAGCCGTAGTCGTCGGTCGCCGTGAAGCAGTGGGTGACCCGGGTCCCGCCCATGTTGAACAGCTTGTTGGCGGCGTCGAGCAGGCCCTTCTTGATCGACTTGCCCGAGGCGTTGCTGCGGATACCCGTGAGCTGCCATTGGCCCTGGCGATTGACACCGTTGAACAGCGTCGCGCCCGGTGCGGTGCCCGAGACCCAGGCGTCGAAGCCGAAGATCTTCTGCGCCACCGGCGAGGCCACGTTCTGCCGATCGCCCTTGCGGAAGATCGAGTCACCAACGGCCCAGCCAAGGCCGGTCGGATCGACGCCCACCGTGAGGATCCCGGTGTCGGGATCGGTCTGGGTGACGTTGGAGGAGGTGGCCGAGCGCAGGACGCCGCCGCCGTTGGTGGCGGAAGCGACCAGGTCATCGCCGGCGTCGAACCGGTTGATCCGGTCGGTCGCGACGGTGACCGTGGTGGCGCTGACCGCGGTGATGAGGCCGAGGGCACCGAAGCCGTCGCCCCACAGGGTCCGCGCGAGATCCCGGCGGATGCCACGCATCTTGCCGTCCATCTCGGCCTCGGCGAGATCGAACATGGCCGACTCGCCCTGGATCTGGTCGATGATGTCGCGATCCCAGTAGGCGACCGCGTTGATCTTGGCCGCCGAGCAGCTCCACCTGGTGTAGAGGTTCGAGCTGCCGGTGCTCGTGCCCTGCGCCTTGGCCTGCGCGGTGGCGAAGTCGGCCGAGATGGACGACCCGTCGCCGTACTGGATCGGCTGGATGAAGGCGCGGCCGGATGGATCGTACTTGCCCGATCGCTTCTCTAGGATTCCGAGAGCCGGGGTGAGCTGGGGATCATCCCAGAGCACCTTGGCCATGTTCTTGGCGTAGTTCTCCTTGAGAGCTCCGCTGACGACTGTTGGATCTGCACCCATGTGATTCGCTCCGGTTTGAGGAGCGGTCGCGGTCGGGTGCTAGGGCGCTAGCTTTTGAAGTGCTTGCGCTTGATCTCCTCGGACGACTCGCGCCGTGAGTGGCCTGATCCGTTCGAGGCTGGCCCCGCGCCGGCTGACCACTCGTTGGTGACGGTTGTGGTTCCTCGCGGTCCCTCACCACCCGGCTGCGCTTCAACCTTCTGACGGGTGTATCCGGCTGCTTCGATTTCGGTCTCGTAGAGCTTCTGGAAGTGCCCGAGGACGGCGGCCGCGTCCGGTGCCGTCCCGTGTTCCGTCCAGTAGCCCTGCGAATAGGTATGGATGTCCCCCGGGGAGACGCCGCGGGCGGCCACGGCGGGCCAGGTCTTGGGCGAGGCCTCGAAGACCTTGGCTACCTCGGTCACGTACCAGACCTTGGCCTGCTCGTAGGATTCGTCGCGCGTCTTGCCCTCGGCCTCCGCGCGCTCCTTGCGATCGCGCTCGATCTCCTCGCGCGCGGCCTTGCGGGCGCTCTCGGCCGGGTCAGCCTCTTTGCCGCCCTTGGCCAGGATCTTGTCGTTGAGGTGCCAGTAGACCTTGTCCTCCTGCTCCTCGGTCAGGCCCGCGGTGGCGGCGGCGATCGGGTCCTTGGCGCGCCCTTCCTTCCAGGCTCGGTACTCGACCAGCTCGGTTTTGACGCTCGCGGCCTCCTTGATGGTGGCGCGGGCCTGGTCCTCGCTCTTGGCGATGCGGGCCAGGCGGAGCGCCAGGTCAGGATCACCGTCAGCGGGCTTTGCTGGGCTGGCGCCGTCTGCAGATGCCGCATCGGCCGTCGGCGTCGACGAGGAGGGCGAGGCACCATCTGCACCCGGGCGACCGGAAGCGGGCGATGATGCTTTCGGGTCCGGGCTCGGCGTCGCCCCCTGGTTGTGCCGAGCTGCGCGCGCGTCCAGGATCGCCTTGACCTTGGCCGGGTCGACCCGCGGCTTCTCCTTGGGCGCGGGCGGCGTACTGTCTGTTGCATTCGGCGATGAGGCGCTCGCGGACGTCGTCGATGGCGATGTGGGCTCCTTGGGCGATACAGCGGGATCGGGCAATGGTTCCTCCTACGCGGCCATGGGCGGCGCGCCCGCCGGTACGGCCTCGGCACCGGGCAGAGCTGGCCCAGGACCTGGCGCGGCTGCCCCCGGGGCCATGCCGTTGTCGTTCGCCGGCGCCGGCGCGGCCGCGGCTGGGTTGGCCGGCCCCTTCTGCAGCATCTTGGCCTCGGCGATCAGCCGACGGCAGAGCTCGAGGTTCTCATCGGGAAAGGTCTCGTTCTGCAGCGCGCGCATGAGCTCGTTGCTGCCAGTGCGGACGAGCAGCTCGAGATCCTGGATCGGCTCGGGCGGGATGTAGTTCCCCTCCCACAGCGCTTCTTCCACCTGGTGGTCGGCGAGGTCCTGGGGCGCGGTCTCGCGGTCGAGCATCGCCTCGGTGTCGGGAACCTGCAGCATCTTGAGCGCGTCGCGGCTCTTGACCAGCTGTTGCCCGTCGTCGCCCTTCATCTGCATCAGGTCGTTGACGAAGTCGAGCCGCCCGCCGACGGTCAAGGGCAGCGCCGCGGTGGACTCGACGGTGACGGCGTACTCGTCCTCACGCAGATCGATGTCCGCCCAGCTGATCTCCTCGAGCAGACGCGTCCCGGGCGCTCGCACGCGCGCGGTCTTGTTGCGGTAGGCCTTACTCGCCAGCATCACGACGACTTCGGCACAGTCGCGCCAGGACGACTCGTAGCCCTCGGTCGGGTGGATGAGCCGGGTCGAGACGATGTCCATGCGCTCGCGCTGGGCCGGCTGCGAGACGAGCTGGCCGCCGGTCGTGCCCTGGGCGGCCTGCTGGTTGACGCCGGAAAGCTCGTAGGCGTTCGTTCTGATGGTCTCGCGCAGTTTCCACAGGTCCACGCCGATGGTGGTGGGGACGATGATCTGCGGCGGGTTCGAGCCCCGGTAGCGGACGACCTCGTGGATCTTGTCGCTGAACGGGAACTCCTTAACCTCGCTGTTGGACTCGGCGAGGATCTTCGGCACCGCGCCCTTGGCACATTCGCCCATCACCCGGGTGATCTTGTTGAACCACAGGTGGTGATTCATGATGATCTCGAGCAGCGGCTTGCCGGCGAACGAGCCCTGGCCGTAGCTGTTCGCGCCCGGCGCCCAACGGAACGGCACGATCGGGAACCGCTCGTACTCCCACTTCTCGTTGACCAGGTTGAGACCGCCGGCGACCTGGATGAGGTGGCGGCCGGGCAGATCGCCGATCGGCAGCGACCAGGCCTCGGTGACCTTGCAGCGATCGACGTCGTGCAGGTGCGAAAAGCCAACCATCGATAGCGTCGGCGGGTCCCAGCGCGGCAGGTCCGCGATCGCATTTCGGTGCTCGGGGAACTGGGCCGCGAGCCAGCGCTTCGACGCCGGCGCGGGGTAGTAGAGGCTCTTGGGCTCGGGTCCTTCGTCGTCGTCCCAAAGGAGCCACAGGCTGTTGAGCCGCTCGCACTTGATCTCGAACGTGCGCGAGTCGACGTACCACTTGAGCGCCCCCATGCGGGTCGTGATCTCGTCGCCGAACAGCGCCGGGGCCTTCTGCTTGACCTTGTTGGCGTAGAACACGCCGTTCAAGTAGCGGGACATCAGCTTGGCGCCGCGCTGGCGCTTGAACTGCTGGCCGACGGGCAGGACCTTGACGGCCGGCATGCGCACGACCAGCGCGGCCGCCGCATCGCCGATCTCCCGGCACAGCGAGAACCCGCCGGCCTTGGTAGCCTCGACGTCGGCCAGCGCCTGCGACGACGGGCGGCGCACGTCCATGGACTGCAGGGAGATGGGGCGCCCGTGGTAGAGGCGAATCAGCAGGCGATCGAGGTTGCGGCGCGAGCTCGAGGCGTTCTCGAGGCGGTCGACGAAGTGCTCGAGCCGGGTCGGGTCCTCGGCCCAGTGCGCTTGCTCGGTCACTGTTCCCCTTCGTGCGCGAACAGATCCTCGTCGACCATCACGCCGCCGCCGGCGTCGACCAGGGCGGTGCCGTTGGCGTGCGGCTGGCCAGGGGGCGGTGCGGTGCTGGGTGCCTCGCCGAGCTCGAGCTTGAGCGACAGGCCCTCGAACCGGGTCACGCCACGGGCGCGCAGGCCATCGACGAGTGCGAACACGGCGGCGCCCTCCGCGAAGGCCATCGCGTGAACGTGCTTCTTGAGGCGGGCGTCCAGGTCGGCCTCGACCGCGCGGAGCTTGCGATCCAGCCACTGCTCGATTGAGCCGCGAAGCTCAGGCTCGCCGCTCACGCCTCGAGCTCGGCCAGCAGCGCCGTCGCCAGCGCGCCGACCCCGCCGCCCTTGTCGATGCGGGTCACCTCGACGCACAGCTCGCGCAGGCGGACGATGGTCTCGTTGGAGACGTAGGTGACGGCGGGCCCTTCCTCGGGCGGCTGG